CTGCTTTTAGGACTTGACTTGGTGCTACCGCCCTTTCCTGCCCATAATTTTTTACACGCCCAGTATCTAGCTGTTAGTTTCGACTTTGCTGTTCCACACTTATGTCTAGCTCTGAAACTTTTTCTTGCTGCTGCAGAATAGTTATGCCCGTAACCTTTGGCTCCAAAGTGAATTAGTTTTTCTCTACCCCCTTCACAGGCCTTTACCATTTTCTTTTTACCTGGTCTTGTAGACGGCCTTACTTTATTGCAAGGCATATTTTTTTTACTAGCCATATTATGCGTTTCTTACTTTTGCAGCTCTAGTGTTAGAAACAAATTGACGACCTCTACCCTGTCTCTTTTTTTTCTTAGCTGTTGCCGCTAATTGTTTTTTACTTAATCTTCTTGCTTTCGCTAATGGCAAACATCTATCCGGATTTTTTTTGTTTTTAGACGTACCACAAGGCCCTTTGATTTTACCATCGGTGCCGATACGAACCCATTTTTGTTTAACCCATTTTTTTAATTCCCCCATTATGCGCTTGTATTTCCCATGGCAAAGTTCTGTCATAGGTGTTAATTTTACTACTCGGTATACGCTGTATTGGTGAGGTTATGCTTTCTCTATAATAATAATTATTATGATCGAAATGCAACAACCCTAACCTAATTTGGTCAAGGTGTACTTGCTCATGCTTTACAGCTCTGCGTTTATTTGCTGGCGTTGCGTCTTTATTAATTTCAATAACGCCATTAGGATTTATTTGACCTAAAACATTTTTAGACATTTTTTTCTCCACAACAATTCTGTCTCCGTTGGAGTATTGTTTGTTGTGACCGAAAACCTCATAAATATTTTTTAAGTTAAAAGCCATTACTTCTTTTTTCTCATAGCCAGTTTAGCTTTTTTCATCATTTTCTTTTGAACTGATGATGGAAGAGCGTCAAAGCCTGGGTTTAATTTAGGTTTTCTCATTGAAAGCTTAGGTTTCTTTTTACCCATGGCTATTTTTACTTTTTGAATTGCATTAAGCATCGGTTTTCTCATTTGCATGATTTCTAATTTTTAATTGTTATAATTTATTTTTTTTTTGCTTTTTTAGCATAGTTGGGATCTTTACAATATTTACTTGCAGCCATGTTTGCGTATGCTGAAGGGTATCTATCGAAAGTTCTTTTTGCCCAAGCAATCCCAGCTGGACATATTTTGTTTCCTTTTGTTCTTCCTTTTTTTGCCATTATCCTTGTCCTGTATATAATTTCTTATACAATTTACTACTTTTTAATTTACTAGTTTTAGTCTTAGCGTGTATGCCAGGTCTTTTTTTTCTAGCTTTCTTATACTCAATTGGATTTATTATTTTTCTTGCCATTACTTTTTAAATATACTCATTGCTTTTTCGCTCGACCTTCCTCCGAAATAAGCTAAAACCACCGCCATCATCACATTCTCAAATGTTGAATTCCAATTATCATGTATTGTGAACGGTATAGTTTCAACACTATCTAATATTCCAGCAAATGAAAAAACTACTATACACCATATTAACACTAATGGTCGTACATTTTTAGACATCCATGAATCAGACATCGAGTCTGCTTTCCATCTTGAAGTGATTGCCTCTAGCTCTTTGTTTTGTTGTTCATATATTAATTGCTGTAGTTTAATTTTATCGTCAGCCGGAGCATCTGATTTAGTTATTTCAGCAATTGCTTCTTGTGGACTTGTAACACCCTGCAATATATTACCTAGTGTAGGGTTTATTACGGATGCAGCGCCAAACAAAAGCTGCCCAACTGTTGTGTCCTTAAAAGGTTTTTTTGAGCTCATATTAATTTATTTTTTTATTACCGTTACTGCTGTTGTTGCTTGATGGTCTAGCCAAGCTAGGGCTCAATGAAGGGCCCGTCCCTGCATTAGCCGGTTTGTTATATGTCCCTGTCGGTTTATTATTGGGTATGGTTACGTGAGGAGTGCTTACGCTTACCTGAGGTCTAGGTCTAATATAATAATAATTTGCAGCCCCCCAATAATAAGAAGAGGGGTTCCAGTAATTATAATAATAAGGGTAGGTGTGATATATGTTTTGATATACTCTAGGCCTTAGTGAGTTAACGTCAAGCTGAATAGTGTCACCCTCATGGGTTACCGCTAAAACTTTAATGGTGTTTTTGGGAGCCGGAGTATACGACTTACAACTAGCCGCTAACCAAAAAAAGAAGACACATATTATCGCTTTAATTACTTTCATTTATATTACTTTATACTTTGTTTTACCATCCTCTTTATACGCCTTCAAACATCTATTTCTATTTTCATCTTTTGATACATATGAAACATGGATCCAGTTGGGATTCATGTCTGTTCCAAACTCCCATATTAATTGGTCAAAATCTAAATTTTCTCGTATGTACATAAACATTTCTGCATTAGACTTATAGCCATACACGTCATCCAAATCAATTGCTTGACCTTTACAATGCTGGCTGGAACTTACCCCGCCAATAGCTTCATTTAAAGATGGCGACCTAAAAAAAGAATTTACTTTTATAGGGCCTCCAACCCAAGATCTTAAAGGCTCAAACACCATTTCTGCCGTGGTAGCCATGGCGGCTATTTGAGTAGGGTTTGGTGTGTTATCAATTTTTTTTCTTTTAGCTGTATTAGAGTGTATAGCCTCTGCGTATGTTATGTGTTTACTGATTCTATTCATAAATTTAATTTTAATATTATGTAAAATACCGCCGGTATACTAGAAAAAATAAAATCCATAAACTCTGGATTTCCTTTACCCATCCACCAATCGTAAATAATTTCTTTAGCTGCATACAAAGTTACGGAAAAAATAAATCCATAAATTGACAATACGTAAACTAAAGGGAATGCTGTGATGCCTCCCCAAAAGAAGTGTAATAGCTTGTCATTAGGTATCCTGTTCATTACAATCTAATGTTTAAGCCAATTGATGACTGATAAATTTCAGAATCCCAAAATTTTGTGTATTCGCCCTCAATAAACACGCCTAAACTTTTAGAAAGTTTCCATCCAAATGATATGCCTGCCTGCCAATCCTCCCACTGCTCTAATTCAGAATCTTGTCTCAATCCTCCTAACCCCCAATTGTTTCTATTTAGATAACTAAAATCGACATCTCCTTGAACGTATTTGTGATAAGGTAATAAATAAGAACCATAGGTGTGAAGCCAGAAATTTCGCTTGTAATGGTATACATCAAAACCTATGATTGGGCTAACCACGCCAAACGTATCCAAGCCATCCCAAACTTCATGGTTAAATCTGTTCATTAGTTCAGCAAAAACCGTGTCACGAAACTCTAAATCTGTATGAGCTACGATTTCTCCTTCAGGATCTATCCAGTACCAGTCAGACACTTCATTGCCAAACTGATCTTCTTGTGTGTAGTAAATATCATCATAACCATATTGAAACCCCAGTGTGTACCAGGGGTTTACAATTTGATTTTCACTATTAGTTTCGTTTAACCAAATTTCAACCGGGTTGTATCCGTAAGGACGTATATGTGTGCGGTAGATTGCGCCACCAGAAATACTAAATTTTTTACCTATAGGAAGTTTAGCTCTAAGTTCTGCAGATTTGTAATTAAAATCTACGCGCCCTTGTTTTCTGCTTTCTAATTTTACTACATGATACTTACCGCTGTGCTTTAAAAAGTATCTGTGATTAATAAACACCTCATCCCTAGATCTTTCTTTTTCAAAATGAAACGTGTATTCTAATCCATTTACTGCAGAGTTAGTGGCTGATAAACCAATATTGTTTTCAGTGCCATCGTAATAATGCTTACCTTTTATTTCATAATCAAATCTAGCTAGTTTGCGTATTCCAAATCCGTATCTATAGTCAAAATCGTAGTAATCGGTTCCATCTACTACAACAGGAGCTGAATACAGGTTGCCGTTTGGATTTGTTCTAACAAAATAATCTTTAGGATTCTCTTTTGGGTTGTCAATATCTCCTGCTATATATATAGTGCTATATTTAAATAAATCCTTGTATATTTTTTCAAATAAGTTTTGAGATGTAGTATGTGTTACTACAAAAAACAAAATAAATGTAATTAATGTTCTCATGTTAAAATTTGCTATCTATTATTTCTTCTATTTTTTCTTCGATTTTTTCTATCGAATCTTCGGGTAGTGTCAGTGAAATACCTGACTCAATTCTAAAATATTCTTCTCCATTATAAAATAATATAATAGTGGGAATATACTTAACGTTATGTTTTTTGAATATATCTTGTGAGCTAGACATGTATATGGTTTTAGTGTCATGCCTAAAACCTTTCAAAGAAATTTCTTTTTCTTTTACGAAAGAAGCACTAAACTGAATTATTTCAATATCAGTTTGAGCAAAACTGACACATGTCAGGAAAAAAGCAATTATTGCACATCTCATCTCTGTTTGCTGATTTCATATAATCTTTCATCAATTTTGTTGAGTTGTTGTTTAATTTCTTCTACTGATTTTTCTAGCCCTAAAACTTTTTCGTTTGTGTTAGATATTTCAGATCTAACCAGCTCGTCTTTATACGACCATTCAATTTTAGAGACTTCAGGTTCTGGCTTTTCCATAGCAAGAGCTATGTCTGATTTTAATACAAAATACATACTTGTAAGTGAAACAACGCCGCCAACAATAAGACCTATAGTTTTTAAGTCTAATGTTACGTTTGTGTCCTCACTTATTTTCTGTGCCATTTTATTTCTTTTTACTAGCCGTTACTTTGCTTTCACCTTTAGTAACCGTAACGTCTGTGTCTGTTACATCTACCTGCATAGGATCATCTTCTTTGTCGGAAAGCTCTTTGATCAAGCTTTTAATTATTTCTAATTCTGGCTTTTCTTCTTTTTCTTTAGCACCGACAATATGTTGTAATATACCTATCATCGCCATTGCGGCAGTAGATACTAAACCAATTACAGCTGTTAAAGCACCGCCTTCTAAAAACTGAGAACTAACCACGCCTATTACAACTAGTATAGTGATATAATTAATTGCGTGCTTTCCTAGGTGTTTAGATGCAATTTCTTTAGCTGTGCTTTTTGCATTAATTTTGTCAATTTCTATTTGAGCTAAAATTTCTTCTGTTGATTTGTCTTTATAGAACTTCATGGATCTATATTTTATTTGTTTTCTACGTAATTATACTCCACTTCTAAATCGTGGTACCAAGTTGTTGTTGTGTATTTCATATTTACAAAGATAATTTATATTTTTTACTTTTATTATTGTGTTTTTACTATACTGCAGATACTGATAATGTACCTCCATTTGCTACTGTTACTCTGTATCTGGTGCCGTCTGGTGATCTTAATATTAAACCGCTTGCTGAATCATCTATTTCAATATCACCTCCATCAACTTCTAATTTAGAAGCGGGACTAGTAGTTCCTATTCCTACGTTACCGCCGTTAGGATTAAGTACAAAGGGATACGTAGCACTTAAATTTCCTCTATCTGTTGATTGTAGCCAAGTATTACCGGATGTACTAATACCAAAATCTAAAACAGCTGAGGCGTTCGTTGAACTACCGATCCTAAATCTTGTACCAGTGCTTGTAGTTGTACCAGAAGTCGCTGGGTTTGAGGTTGATCCGGCTCCACGTATATCGAAAAGAGTTGCAGGACTAGTAGTTCCAATACCTACGTTACCTGCATCTCTTGTAATTACAAACCTTGTAGTTAATGATGATGTACCAGTATCTATTTTAAAAAGATTACTGCTTCCATCATAATAAACGTGTGCTCCAGTAGTTAAAGGTGTACCAGAACTTCCTTCAGTCATATAAATACCACCTCCAGCTGAAGCCGTATTAGAGTTTAAAATAATATTAGCACCAGCACTGTCTTGTATATGTAATTTTGCTGCAGGACTAGTCGTACCGATACCTACGTTTCCTGCGCTTGTAACCTTTACTAAACTTGTTGTATTATTTCTTATGGATAAATTTCCATTATCAGCTAACAGGTTAGATAAATTACCTAATTTTAATTCACCAACAGCTCCATTAGCTGCTGTTCTTGCTTTTATAGTTCCATATACTTCTAATTTTTGTCCAGGGCTATTTGTACCAATACCAAAGTTACCACCGTTGTTAATATAATTGCTAGAATTAGCTTCTGCGTAAAAAAGTATTTTATTGTTATTAGATGAATCTCGCATTATAATTTGTCCATCACCTGAACTATCAGCACCTAAATCTACAGCTCTATAGTTACTAGTATTTTTTACACTTATATAAGTTGAATTACCTCCTACTTGAAATTTAGTTGTAGGATCAGTAGTTCCAATACCAACATACCCGCTGTCTCTTAATATAGTCATTCTCGCGTAGTCAGTACTACCTGATCTAGTTCCAATTTGAAAAAGATTAGCATCGCCATTATACTTAACAAAAGCACCATAGTTTAAATCTTGTTCTCTAAACTCAATGGTTCCAGAGTTCGGAGAATTTGCGCTTG